TCAAGAAGAGATTTCCTAAAGGTTGGGAAGAAAAAATGCATGAGTATAATAAAAAATACTTTACAAATCCACTAGATTTTCAAGAAGTCAATAACACAATTAAATCTGCAGCAGATAAAGAATATAAGTATGGTTGCGGTAAATCACCATTAGAAAATTTTTGTGATTCTAAAAAATGTGCATTACAAGAATTTGGAGTAGGAGACGATACTCCGGCTATTCAAATTAATTCTATTGAGAAATATGATTCAGATCCTCCTATTTATATTGCATGGATTGATGGAGAAGCAGTAGATTGTGATGATGTAACTCTTCATGATCCTGAAAAATTTTCCGTAGCATGTATGAATCAAACAGGAAAAATTATGTTACCGGTAGCTAAAATAGTATGGAGAAAAATGTTAGCTAAGTTATTTACAAACTTACAAATTACAGAGGCCCCAGAATCTTCTAAATTAGATGTACGATTAAAAGATGCCTTTGTTAAATTTGCTAGTCGTGCACCAGGTAAAACCATATCCGATGTAAGTAAATACAAAGCATTTACCGAAGGTGGTAAAACTATCTTTAAATGGGAATTCTTTTGGCAATCGGTCAATAACAGTAATCTGTTTGATCGTAAATATACCAGTGTTAAGTTACAAAAAATATTTTGTGATTTGTTTAGTGCAAAAGAAAAATCTAAAAAGATAGATAATAAAACAGTACGAGTCATTGAAGTACCTGCGATGGACTTAGATACTCCTATTATTAGAAAAAACGTAAAGAAAGCAGCACCTTTTGAAGTCCACTAGAACCATCATACCAGGACCTCCTGGGACAGGAAAGACGTATCGATTAATTAATGTTCATTTAGAACATGAGTTACAACAATTGAAAACGGAATCTAAAAAGATTTTATATATCTCCTTTAGTAATGCTGCAGCAGAAGAAGCAAGAAAAAGAATTAATGAATTGTATCCTGGAAATGAAATTATTGTATCTACCATGCATTCGTTTGGAACTTCTATGTTGAAAATAGATACCAATACTCAATTACTAGAAGGTAAAACCTGGAATACTTTTAAAAATTATTCTGGAATCTGTAAAGATTTAAATTTTGAAAACGTGCAGCGAGACAATGGTTATAGAGAATACAAAAATAATTATATGAAAATTATTGAGTATCATAGAAATAAATTAGTAGATGTAGAAGATGCAGCTATTGAATTAGGATTAATTGATTACATCAATATGGGTTTATGTAAACAAATTTTACAAGACTTAAATGATTACAAAAGAGATTATGACATGTTTGAATTTTCAGACATGATATCCGAGTTTGTTAAGAAAGATATGTGTCCATCCCTCGACGCAGTTTTTCTTGATGAAGCACAGGACCTGAGTCCCTTGCAGTGGGAGATGTTCTTTTATATTGAATCCCAATGTAAACGTTCGTACATTGCAGGGGACGATGATCAGACGATCTATTCGTTTCAAGGTGCTTCTCCCGAAATATTTATTAACTTAGAAGGAACGATGGATCCGCAAACTATTTCAAGACGAGTACCTAGAAGTGTACACAGGTTGGCATTATCTATTTTAGATAATTTAGATATACGAAGAGAGAAAGAATGGATTCCTAGAGATGCAGAAGGATCTGTGATTGAAGATCATACTTTAGAAGATATTGATTTTAGTTCTGGTCAATGGATGATTTTAACCAGAACGAATGATCAAATGAAATTTATAGCGGAACATTTAGAAACTACAGGGTACAGATTTGACTGTAAATTCAATGACTTATTGCCGTTTGAATTGATTGAAGCGATTCGAATCTGGGACCGATTAAATAAGGGAGCAATTGTATCCGGAGAAGAAGCGAAAAAGGTATATGAATTTTTAACTTTTAAAGATGATCAAATTAAATATAAATTTTGTAGTGGAGCATCGTTAGATGGAGTCGAGAACGTAGATATGGATGAGCTACGAATCAATCACGGGTTACTAGTGGCGGGCAGCTGGGAACTATTTAATATTTCTAAAGATCAAAAAAATTACATACAAGATTTAATTAACAATGGAGATAATTTATTACATCCTGCAAGAATAAAAGTTTCTACTATCCATAGTGTCAAAGGGGAAGAATCAGACAATGTTATTTTGTTTACAGATTTGGAACCTATTATTTATCGTGCTGCACAGAAAGATAAAGACACCGAACATAGATTATTTTTTGTTGGAGTAACAAGAGCAAAAGAAAATTTATACATTATGAGTAGAAATTTTAAACATCAATATATCATAGGAGGAGAAATAGTATGACAACGAGAGAAGACATGGAACGTTTGATTCCATCTAACCGACAAGAAGGAGGAGATCACTATGCTAAACATAGTATTCAACCTTATACCTTTATATCATCCAACAACTTGTCTTTTTTTCAAGGCAATGTTATAAAATACGTAGTTCGTTATAAGGATAAAAATGGTATTGAAGATTTGAAAAAAATTATTCATTACTGTGAATTAGAAATAGAGAGACTACGTAAATGAATTATGTCATGTTAATCACCATAGTAGTTTTAATGTATTACTATGTTTGATGCAGAAATAGAGTGGAATTGTCCTGATCATTTCCCAGATTTAAGTAAAGCAGAATATATTGCCATTGACTTAGAAACTAGAGATCCAAATTTAAAAACAAGAGGATCGGGTGCCGTTATTGGAGAAGGTGAAATCATTGGTATTGCCGTAGCGGTAAAAGGTTGGTCTGGATATTATCCTATCGGACACCGAGAAGGAAATTTAGATAAACGAATTGTATTAGAATGGTTTAAAGATGTCTGTGCTACACCTGCAATTAAAATTTTTCATAATGCCATGTACGACGTTTGTTGGATTAGAGCTTATAATATTCCTATTCATGGAGTCATTGTAGATACCATGGTTATGGCATCTTTAATTGATGAAAATCGTTTATGGTATTCTTTAAACAGTGTTGCTTTTGATTATTTGGGTGCAGTTAAAGATGAAAAAGCATTGAAAGATGCAGCAGAAAAAGCAGGCGTAGATGCTAAATCAGAAATGTACAAACTTCCTGCGATGTATGTAGGTGGTTATGCAGAAAAAGATGCAGAATTAACATTAGATTTATTTAAAATTTTATCTAAAGAAATAGAGAAACAAAAGTTAGAAAAAATACACAGATTAGAAACAGAGTTATTTCCTTGTTTAATTGATATGAAATTTAAAGGCGTTCGCGTTGATGTCGAAGAAGCTCATAAATTGAAAAAACAATTGTTATTACAAGAAGAGAGCTTATTGCTAGAAGTAAAAAAAGAAACAGGAATAGATACTGAAATATGGGCAGCAAGATCCATTGCACAAGTATTTGATAAATTAAATTTAACTTATGAAACAACTGAGAAAACAAAAGCACCTTCTTTCACTAAAAATTTTTTACAGGAACATAAACATCCCTTGGTTAATAAAATAGCAAAAGCAAGAGAAATAAACAAGGCACACACAACCTTTATTGATACGATTTTAAAACATTCCCACCATGGTAGGATTCACGCGGATATTAATCCCATACGATCAGACCAAGGGGGAACCGTTACAGGACGATTTAGTTATTCTAATCCTAACCTACAACAAATCCCTGCAAGAAATAAAGATTTGGGACCTAAAATTAGAAGTTTATTTATTCCAGAAAAAAATCATAAATGGGGTTGTTTTGACTATTCCCAACAAGAACCAAGACTGGTGGTTCATTTTGCGGCTACTACGGAATCTACTATGTTTGATGATTCGGTTGTTAATATTGTAGAAAAATTTAAAAAAGATTCTGTAGACTTTCACCAAACGGTTGCGGACATGGCAAATATTTCTAGGTCTCAAGCAAAAACAATTAACCTTGGATTATTTTATGGAATGGGGAAAGCTAAGTTACAAGCAGAATTAGGTTTGAGTAAAAAAATAGAAGCAGAAAATTTATTTAATCAATATCATGAGAATGTTCCATTTGTAAAAGAATTAATGACACACACTTCTAACTACGCACAAAAAGAAGGATGTATTGCTACTCTTCTAGGTAGAAGATGTCGTTTTGATAAATGGGAAATAAATCAATGGAACGATGGAAAATTTGTAGCACCCATGAGTAAAGTAGAAGCAGAAGCTGCGTTTAAAGAAAAATATCCTGATGCAAAACCACATGTCATAGAAAAAGGAATTAGAAGAGCTATGACCTACAAAGCATTAAATAAATTAATTCAAGGTTCTGCTGCGGATATGACAAAAAAAGCTATGGTAGATTTATATAATGAAGGAATTGTTCCGCATATTCAAATACATGATGAATTAGATATTTCTGTAGAATCAGAAGCACAAGCAAAAAAAATTATTGAGATTATGGAAAATGCTGTTACATTAGCCGTCCCCAACAAAGTAGATTATGAGTCTGGAGAAACTTGGGGAGATATAAACGGATGATGAGGGAACATGAACATAGATATAAAATGGATAGCAGGAGCGTTTGCAGGGATATTATTAGGATTAAGTACTTGGGTATTAATTTCTGTAGTTGATTTAAAAGAAAAAACTGCTGCAATACAATCTGAGCTTTACATGATCAACAAACAGTTTGGTAGAGTATATAATCATATGAATGAAATGATGAAAAAATGAAATTATTTTGTAAAGGATGTGGACATCGCTGTCATTGTTTAGGCAAAGGTTATTATGTTAGTGAAACCTTTTGTGAATCCTGCAGCTGTAATCATTGTACTTGTATTGACAAGCCATTAATTTTAACAAAACCTGTTCAAACTAAAAAAAGTAAAACATGGATTGTAAGTATTGGCCTTATTATTTTTATTTTGTTTGGATTATTAAGTTGCACCAAAGAAAAATATCCTAATAAAATGGATAGCATCGCTAAAGCTTTATCTAACATAAAAAAATGAGACGTTGTATTTACTGGGTTTGTAAAGGTTTCTGTCTCTTGTTAAAAGATTGTAAATGTAATAAAGTTGATAAAAATTTAAATGAAACAATAGATCACTGTAATCCTTTTAAATACATATCATGAAACTTTCCGCAAATTTTCAGTTAAGTGAGCTCGTTAAATCACAAACGGCCGAAAGAAAAGGCATACCCAATAACCCATCGCCAGCTCATATTGACAATTTAAAGGCCCTCTGTGTCAATGTTTTGCAACCGATTAGATCGCATTTTGAATCTCCGGTCATGATTTCCTCTGGATATCGTTCTGCAGAACTTTGTATCGCGATTGGATCGAAACCTACATCGCAGCATGCCGAAGGCAAAGCCGCCGATATAGAAGTGATTGGCGTTGATAACAAGGTCCTAGCACAATGGATTAAAGATAATTTAGAATTTGATCAAATGATTCTCGAATTTTATCGAGATGGTGAGCCCGATAGCGGCTGGATTCATGTATCATGGAACAGTGGCGAGAATAGAAATCAAACCCTGCGAGCGTCGAGAGACGAGGAGCGAGGGACTACGCACTATAAACCATGGTAAAAAAGAAAAAAGTATTAAACACACAAGATTTATTAGGAAATATTCATACCGTAAATGGTATCTGTCCGGAGTGTGAAGAAGAAACAGTTTTAGTTTCTATTGTTTCTGAATATTATAGATGCGTTACATGTGGTTATGATGTAAAACAATATGTTAATGGTTCGATACGATATATAAGATTAGATAAAGAAGATATTCAATGGCTAAAAAATCAAAGGTAGGTGTATCCGAATTACTTAAACGTAATCGTATTAAACGACGTGGACGTCATTCGAAAAAACATAAAGGGAAAAAGAAATCAGAACGCGGCCAGGGATATCCTATTTAACTATTATTTCCTTCTTTAACACAAGTAGAATATACTTCTGTAACCATCATTCGATAACCCAAAGCAATTTCTTTTATTTCTTTTCTTTTAATCCGCGACATACTTTCGCACTCTTTTTCTGTTTTATAATACACTTTTGGTTCTTCTACCATAGGAGTACAGGCTTCTTGGTTGGACCCTGGGCTCCAAGTACATAACATAACCACAATAATAAATGTATCCATAAGCATTGACTTTAGTGTGACAAAGTCCTATATATAAATATAATTAAATAAACAAGAAAGGTAAACTAAATGACTGACAAAAGCAAGTATAGTAATGTCACCGTCGATAATAAAACGTACGAGATCATTACGAAACTACAAACGAAATTGGTTCCGGATATGAAAATAAGTCGTAGCCAAGTAATCAAACAAATCATCAACGAGAAAGTGAGAATGTTAAATGGTAAATTCAGCAAATAATAATGCAGAGATAGAAGTGGTACGTCTATCTCCAGAAGAAAAACTTTGGAGAGCCGTCATGGCACAAGCTATTTTTGATGCTCTTCGTACACCAAAAAAGAAAGCCTATAGTCCTTATAAAATCTTTCAAGATCAAAAGGATGTAATTGCTGCAAGAGAATGGTTCACCAACAAAGAAGAAACTTTTGCTTTGGCATGTGAGGCTTTAAATTTAAACGAAGAAGTGGTAGTAAAAAAGATGACCAACAGAATCAAAAGTAAAATATTTCAAGAAAGGTTGGAACGTATATGAAAATAGATAAACGATCAAAATATTCTGTGTACATTACTATAGGAGATTGGATTTATTATATTGATGATTCCACAGGAGAGCAAATTATGAAAAAATGGAAACGAAAGGATTCTCAATGAGTGGATCGATGATTTGTCCGACGTGTAAAGGCAACGGATTTGTTTGGGTAGAAACACCGGAACCGAAAAAAGATCGATGGGCCGCTGATTGCACTGCATGTAATAATCAAGGAGAAATTCCCATTACCGATGAAACCATTTGGAATACAATTCAATTTATAGGAGGTAAACAATAATGATGATATTTGGAGAAGCAGTAACTAAAGAAAATGTAAAAAGACTTGCTATCAAATACAAAACAGAAATTGCTGGGTTAGTAGTAGCATTTATTTTAGGAGCTTTGTTGTTTTAATGAAAGTAAAAACGTTAATAAAAAAATTATTAAATTACGATCCAAATGCTAAAGTAGAATTAAGTACCATTGAATACAGCAATAACTACACAAAAACACAATATATAGATTATAAAATTATCGATATATTTGATTTACCTCCTAATTTTAATCGTGTTTATGGTAATGTTTATTTTACTCTTAATAAAATTAAACAATGGGAGAAAGATGATACAGGAAAATAGTGTTAAATGGACAATCATAGGTTATTATTGGGATAAAAAACAACACTACATTATTTATCAAAATGAAAGTGGCCAAACGAAAATGGAATCCAGTAGCAAAAAATCTACATAAGTTTCATAAACCAAAACGCATGGAAGATAAACGATATAAAGAACAGTTACGAAGAATGGAGAGGGAAGTAAGAGAGGTTAAACGTATGCAAAAAAATATGTATGAGGAATAAAAATATACCCATTACGGAAAAAGAAACTCACCAACGAGGAAACATGACTGTACTTGGCTCCATTGATGAGCAACGAGTTTGTTATCAATGCAAAGAAACCAAAAATATTTTAGAATATGGAACTGTGAATAAAGATAATTTTGGCAGAGCATTTACGAAAAAAATCTGTAATACCTGTAAATATAAGAATGATCGGATCATACGTAAATTAAAAAAATTATATAAAGCCATAAAACCGGATCATTGCATGTTATGCGAGAATCCAAGTGATGTGTTAGAAGTAGATCATTGTCATATCACGGGACAATTTAGGGGTTGGATTTGTAAAAATTGTAATACTGGTTTAGGTAAATTTTTTGATGATTCTCAATTTCTGATTAAAGCTATTGAATATCTACATAAGGACCCTGTTCCTGTGCCGGAGCAAAACCAATTAAGTTTACCATTAGAGGAGCCTGAAAAATGAAAGTAAGAGATTTAATAAAAGAATTAATTGAATTAGATCAAGATGTAGATATTAAAATTCATTTAATGGGTAGTCAAATGCCTGATCAATTAAATTATTTTGCTGAATGTAATGGTGATATTGATTATGATCCACATGAAGAGGCTTATACTATTTCTTTTTATACTATGGAATTTATTAATGAAAATAAAGGTACGTTACTTGATTTATTAAGACAAGTTGAACCAACAGGTGATGGAATAGAAGAATTTCCTGACTGTTTAAAATTTTATGATGAACAAAGGAAAAAACATGAAATGGAATAAATTATACGAGTACCCGAAGTCCATACGGTCTTTGATTAACGACGCTAGGCATTATGACATTGGCGACGAGAAGCTACCATCGGTAACAACGATTCTGTCTGCTACACAAAGTGACGAGAAGCGAGCGTCCTTGCAAAAATGGAAGGATAGCTTAAAAAATGTATTTGTAAAAGTACAAAACCCAGACGGGACCTATAGTGACATAAATAAGGCAGAACATGTCAAAAATGTGGCAGCGAACAGGGGTACTGCGATGCATAAGTATTTAGAACATCACATCGAGGGACAAGGTATCTTAGATCTAACGGAGATAGGCCAGGAAGCCGAGAGAATGGCAAAGACAGTCATAGACAAGGGATTTAAGGATTTGGAAGAAATTTGGGGGTCTGAGGTGACTTTGTACTATCCTGGTTTGTATGCAGGTGCTACGGATTTATGCGGTGTGTATCAGGGAAGAGAGAGTATTGTTGATTTTAAGCAAACCAATAAGCCAAAACAAGATAAATGGATCACCGATTATAAACTACAAATGGCTGCGTACGCTATGGCCCATGATCATGTGTACGGGACGAATATTGAGCAAGGAGTTATTTTGATGTGTACGCCGGATTGTTTCTTCCAGCGATTTATTATCAACGGACAGGATTTTAGAAATTGGAAGGGAGAGTGGTTGAGACGAGTCGACCAATACTATGCAAACAAGAACAGAACAGCAACTTAAGCGCGAATGTGACCGGCTAGCAGCGAGGCACTGGGAGCTAGCAGCGAGTGACAGGGGTAAATCGTACGAAAAGTGGCAAAAAGCATGCCAAAAATATGTTGATTTTATTAATCAATTGAAGAGAAAGGACAGTAAATGATTACTAGCTATAGGATTTTAAGGGAGGTTACAAAAAATATTTGCAATTTATATTTTAATTTCAATAACTTATTCAAGCGTTTGTGTATTTGTAACTTTCTTGTAACCGAAAAAGTTGCTCTATATAAGCATTCTAGAGCAAAGTTACAAAGTTACAAGTTTCAAAACTTTTCTCGCGTAATTATATTTGAAATAGCTGGGGGAGTCTTATAGAGTGAACTTTTTAAAAATCCATGAAAAATAAGAAATCTAAATATAAGTCATTGAAAATTAATAACAAACGTTATTATTTCTATAAAATTGTATGGGTAGATATCGTTGGAGATGCAGGTCATGCAGATTCTGCGGAGTTTTTAAAACTTATACCAGCTGAGATGGTATCCTATGGATATATTTTTAGTAAGGATAATCAATGTGTTAGGACATTTGCGTCGTATGATACGACTTCAGAGTCATTTAGTGATAGAAATGTCTATCCAACTGGGTGTATAAGGTCGCTTCACAAAATAAATATTTAGGAGATCACATGAAAAAAAATTGCAACGTATGTAAAAAAGAATTCGACACTGATAATGAACATCAGTCCATTTGCAGTGAAGAATGTAAACAACAAGCATTAGCAGACTTAGATAGAAGTTCTGACGAGTGTTTGTCATGTCAATAACAACGGAGGGAAACCATGCCTAGAAAAAAAGAAGAAACAATAGAAGATATCCTAGATAGAATGGAACAGGATATAGAAACAATCAGAGAAAAAATGGATCAAGAGGTCGAAGATGATGACGATTCTTTTGATGATGAAGATGAAGAATAAGTATCGGGTTCTGATGAAGATTGATCATAATCGTATAGCACTGGGGTTACTTGCTTTGGTAATTCTAACTTGGGTTGGTTTGATTGCTTCTTAACTTTATCTTTCAATTCACTAACCTCAACACCTTCCAGGATGGGAGAGTATTCGTTGATAATTTGTTTCATGCGAGATTCTAATTCTTCCGCTGATAAGTCTTCGAGCTTTCCTGTCCTGATGATTTTTTGTTCGACGTAAAGACCCGCTGCCTTACCTCTAGCCACTTCAGCGTTGATGGCCGCAGACCACGCACCTTTTTTTCTGGACTCATCACGAAGTTTCGCAAGTTCTGAAATATGATTTTCAAAAGTGACTTCATATTTTTTCTGATACTCTTCCCTTAATTCACCAATGTATTTAACCACCAATGGAAATACTTTTGGATTAGTTAATTTACTTGCCATGACCGTAGCGGCATCTTTTGAATACCCTGCGTCAATACAGCACTCCGTTTTTGTTTTACGACCTTCGTTAGTAACTAATTCATATGCAAATTTCATTTGCATTTCGGTCAATCTTTTTTCTTGTGACATTGACTTGACATTTAAGGTAAGTTTAATTATATGTCAATAAAACAATTATTTTGTTTGGTTCATTCTGGGGTCGGCTTACGACGTGGATGTATTCACCCTTTTACCCACTGATACTGGGCCCCAGGTTAAAAAGGAAGAAATGATAAATACAAAACAGTTTAGATTAGCAATAGATAAATTCCTAACATCAGAAACAGCTGGCAATGCTAGAGTTCAAGTTTGTTTACCTAATGGAGATTTTTATGACATCAAAGGAATTCAATTATTAGAAAATAAATTAGTCGGTGTGAGAGAAACACATCGATTAGTCATTACCATTGAACCTGAAAAGTGGACTATGGGTAAAGTTATGAAAAAATTATGATAAAGAAAACCAATGCAAGACATGGTGATTTTTATATTTTTACAAATGATATTTTTATCTCCCGTTGTTTAGATTTATATGGTGAATGGTCAGAAGCGGAAATGGTTGTCTATGAAACTTTTATTCAAAAAGAACATATTGTCATTGAAGTAGGAAGTCATATCGGAAGTTTCACTGTCCCTATTGCAAGACTCGCTAAGTCTGTATTTGCTTTTGAACCACAACGCACCGTGTTTCAAGTTTTGAATACCAATTTAATTACAAACGGTATTCATAATGTTTATTCCTATATGCATGCAGTAGGTAAGGAAGATAAACATTTATGGTTAAAAGAGGTGGAATATGAAGCAGGGACCATGGAAAAGGGATTTAACTCTGGTGGTATTCATTTAAAACAAATTAGCGCAGAGAATAATGGATATCCATGTAAACAAATAACACTAGATAGTTTTATACCTAAAGAAGCTAAAATTAGTTTTATTAAAGTAGACGCTGAAGAAATGGAGATAGATGTTTTAAAAGGAGCAACTGATATTATAAACAAAAATAAACCAGTTATGTATTTAGAAAGTCACATGTCTAATACGGAGTTACCGGAGTACGTAGCTACACTTGGATACAAGGTGTTTGAACATATACCTATGAATTTTAACCCTGATAATTATAAAAAAAATCAAACTAGAGTGTTGGCATTTGATAGAACTGTAGAACATATGCATGACTATATGTTGCTTTGTATTCCTAATGAAATTCCGTTTGAGACTAATCTTAAACAGTTAAAGTAAAACTACTTCATTACCTTGAAACCAGAGTCTAAATTTTGGAAAGAATGGAAGAAATTTACACCTAATATTTCCTGGACAAGATTAGAAAATTTAAGCTCTTTTGGTACTCCAGATCTATTGGGATATAACAAAAATCATTTCTTTTTCACAGTCGAGTTAAAAGTAACCAATGGTAATTCTGTACGCCTTTCCCCACATCAAATTAGCTTCCATGTCAGGCATCCTAAGAATACATTTATCCTAGTAAAGTCCCTCGCTTCTAGCCTCTCGTATCTTTATGAAGGACACAAGGTCCTGGAGCTTGTTGCTCGCGGCTTGAAGCTTGACGCTTGTTGCTCGACGCTTGAAGCTTGCCGCTTGCACCTTGAGCAGCTTGGCGCTTGAGGCTTGTAGCTTGTGGCTTCGGGATGGGATGCATGATGATGGCCCCAGCTGAACCGGGGCCGTGATATTAATCGAAGAAGTTTCCTCGGTGCCAGATCCAAGTGTTAGCTGGGCTGCCATCACGTGGACCGAACCAAGCGCCTTCAGGAAGGTTGAAATGTTTGTTGGCTGCGCCCATCGCGTTGTCCGGTACACCGTACTCGTTGAGCGTGTCCTCCATTTCAAATTTTTGGTCGTCAAAGATAAATGTAAGTTTTTGCATAAGTTTCCTTTCTGTTGTGAGCTGCCGCCTGCTTCTCCCCGGATACACGCTTCGCATGGTTTAGACCGGATCGTCGAGACTAGCTCCCTTGCAGCTCGGGACCAGATTACCATACCAGTACCTGATGCATAGATGACAGATTGCCGCAGCTTGTTGCTTGCCGCTTGTTGCTTGTTGCTTGCCGCTTGTGGCTTGTCGCTTGTGGCTTGTCGCTCGAGTCAATAGTACATAGTGACGCGCGGCAATTTGCCGCAGCCCATGGGTTAGTGTTTCCCATAGGCTACATTTTTGACAGAAGGATCCCAGCAGGCGCGACAGTCTCCGCATGCGTTGTTCTGGTCAGGCGCTGGGCACGTTCTACCTGATCCAGATACAACTGTTGACGTATGCGGCCAGCTCGCTGCTGCAGGCTGGTCAACCATCGGCATAGAAAATCGTATTACTAAATTGTTAGGAGCTCTATTTAAATATGGCTTAACCCACGCTTCGCGCGTCGGCATCCAGTGAGCTACATCAGGCGTTAACCTTGCAACTTTAAAAATTTTGGCCAGGTGCTTCAGGTCCTGCACGTCGCCGGAATCGTGCCATCTAAAAAATTTTGACTTCTTAGAGCTGATCAGGTGAACCATGGCCCGGACCCAGTTAGGATGTTTGATGGAGGCCAGACGTCTATATTGTGCTTCCTGAACTACTTTGAACACGTAGCAGCCCTTCAGCGCATAACATTTTTCACAAGTAGAACCTTTGACCTGCCTGAGTCTGGTCCCAGTCTTGCATTCTTTTGCCGGAGTGCCATAGGCCCAGCCGGGCATCTTAGAAGGCTTGCTCAGGCCTCCCACTAATTTTAGAGCGTCAATTGTTTTCATGATTATAATCTATTCATTATTTTTTGTTTGTCTCTGCGTCAGCTTGACGCTTGCTGCTTGTAGCTTGAAGCTTGTCCGCTTGCAGCTCGTTGGCCTTCGTTTTAATTCCCAGGCTCTCAAAAAATTCGCGGCAATGTTTCAGGTAAGACTCCGGCAGCTCGCTGTGGTCCCTGAAAAAATAGTGTGTTAGATCGTTGTTTTTTATTCTCTTCATAGTTTTATCCTTTCTGTTGTGGACCGTTGGATCCAGAGGCTTAAATACATTAACCACAAACTCTAACTAGTATGTTGCGGAGCTGTTACCGCTATTTAAGCCACTGCATCCAAGTGTTTAGATCCAGCGAGCATAAGCGGGTCATAGGCCTGTTCAGTTCGCTTACCTTCTTATGCTCACTACATCCAATTGAGCTGATACTATGTCCGTACATCTAGAAGACCGTAACAGCGTACCAGCTCATCGTTACTACTACATGCATTGAGACGAACTCTGCGTCTATTCCCAATAAGTAGTAACAAAAACAAACTACCACATCCAAACATAAAAAACATTTGACAAAGTGTCGCATGTGGCTTGTCGCTTGAAGCTTGCAGCTATCTCCAACCTACTACGTGGTCCTCCACTTTTATTTTCCAAAGTGGTACATCCGGAATATTTTCCTGGACCCAATCAATTAATTTTTTCTTCACTTCTTTTTTTGTCATAGCATAGAAATGTTTATTTATTTTTTTTCTAATACTAGTCACCGTAACAAAGTGGAAGTCCATTCCATCTGTTGTGTATTCTATTTTCATACTTTCCTCCTATTATTAATTATCCCATATTATCCTATATTAATGAATAAGTCAATGCGACAAAACGACGCATGTGGCTTGCAGCTCAATACAACCTGAGGTTATGTCAATACACCAAATTGTCGCTGCGACAATATGTCGCAGGGTAGGGTGCGACAAAAATGTACAACATATTTTTTTTCATTATGATAGACTTTGGCAAATAACAGAAAGGTAAAAAAATGGAAACAACAAAAGACATAAGACTTAATGCAGAAAAAAGAAAAACACTTGTTCAGCATTATGAAAATCATTTACGAAGTGATGTAAGTAATAAATTTCGTAAGTCAATGATTGAGGCAAAAAAAACTTATGATGAGATGAAACCAAAAATGTTTGAATTGGCTCATCAAGTTGTAAGAGGACATCAACCACAGGAAGATGTGGAAACCATTAAAAGCATGATAGCAAAGTATGATGATAATGGTGGAAGAATACATGAAGACCATTGTTTTAATTTCATCAATCCTACTATGGAAGAAAATCATAGAGGACAGTTGGAAGAAAAATCAAATGAAATAAATATTGATTTTAGTTTAAAAGGTGGCGACAGATATTCTTCTGAACATAATTTTGCCCACGCATATTTTTATGATGAATTAAAATCAAAAGGATATGACGCAGACTATGCTCTTAAATGGGGGAATGAAAAGAAAAACCCAAGATACTACGAAGAAGAAAGTAAGATTGACGAGTATCTAGGTTTTAATCGTTCCAATCAAAATAATCACAGTACCACTAATTACAAAGAACAATGGGAAAAAGATTATAGCTTTGATGTCATTGGTACTAGCTACTGCCATGAAAGACAATTTAAAGTTGATGATGTTACTCATTCAGTATTTCAGCAATTTAAAATTGTTATGGAAAATGTTGCAAAGACACACGAGCAATTTTTTGAATACTTGAATAAGAAAGTTAAAACTTTCGAGCAAGGTATCAAAACTTATACCAAGTATAGTCAAGCAAAAGAATTGTTTGATAAACTCGGAATTGCTTTGAATGAAAGTGTTGTCAATGAACAATCATCAATGGCATTGTCAGTATTCAGTCCAAGTAATCTTGCAGATATGCTAACTGATAAAGATGAGTTTGCAAGTAGAGAGGAAAAGATTGCATACTATAAATCTTTACAATCACAAAGTGTAAATTAACTATTGACACAATAGGGGATAATGTATTATTATCCCCTATATAACAGAAAGGATAAAGTATGAAACTAGAAACAAATGAAACATTTAAGATTACTTACTATGCAGAAAAACATGGTAAGCATATTACAAGGACAGGAAAATGGACTGCTCAATGTAGAGAGTGGATATCCAAAGCAGGTCAAAAATTATTTACATACTATGACCTAGACAACAATGGTTATCGCACAGCAAAAGGCGATTACATGATAAGTGTTAGAGGTAATCAATCATGACCGAACAAGATTACGCATATCTTATTTTAGTAATTGGTTTTCCAACAATCTTATTCCTAGCATGGCTAGGAATAAGTGGAACGACTGAAATTATTGATTACAAAAACCGACAACACATTATTGATAAATTAATAGAAAGGAAAAGAGATGAGCGATTATAATTGGTGTCATGGTCCTAAGTGCCATACTTATCAGACACAAGATAGAGTGCGAGGTGTGAAAGGAAACAAAGTATTAAGAACTAGAAAAATAAAAATAACGCAATGGAATCAAAATGGTCCATGGCAATATTTTTGTAGTCATGGCTGTTGGACTGATTTCTTTGTAAGGTATGCGGACCAATGTAGAAACATTGCGCCTAGACACGAGGCGCTAGAAACACCTGTTAATGTTACTACAGAAACATATCAGAATTGGCGAGGCGATGACTACACAGCCAAAACGATTACTAAACTAAACAACGAGGGGGAAACCATGTCGCAAAACTAGTGCGACAATACGCACAGGTACAGACTACCATTAACATGGTAGTCTGTATTTAATTAACAGAAAGGAATATATGAAAACAATTACATACAATAACAAAGAATATAAACTACCATTCGAAGTAGGTTTATCTGATGACCCTACTGCTACTGAAACTATTGCGAATAGATTCACTGGAGAGGAAGTAGAACTACCACAGTTTGCGTCAGCTGTTTATGATACAATCATTGGCGCTGAATATCTAGAGCAATGGGATACAGTACGCAAAGGACTTGATTGGTTTCGTAAACACTTTGCAAAAGAATACATGGTCATACTAGACTAGCTAGCATCTAGCAACGCGCGCCCCGCTTCGCGGGGCTTGCGCTTTCCTCTATAGTAAGAGAGGTCCCAAGCCTAACCCAATTTACTTTTTAACTTGTTGCTTCAATTCTTTATTAAAAAAAAGGGATCCTAAACTTGTTCCTTTATCCCTTGATTTACACTTAAATAGGCGTTAAATTCAAAATGACGTTTCAAAAAATATTACAAAAAATTTTTTAGAAAAAATTTTCGAATGCTAGACTTAGAAAAGATAAATAGATTACCCCCTGATGTACGAAAAGAGTTTATGAAAACTCTGGTACAATATGATCAAAAGAAAAAAGTAGATAAGATTCAAAATGACTTTATGTCTTTTGTTAAACATGTTTGGCCAGAATTTATTGAAGGTAAACATCATACGAAGATTGCAGATAAATTTAATAAGTTAGCGAACGGTGAAATCAAACGATTGATTATCAACATGCCGCCTCGTCACACGAAATCAGAATTTGCATCCTTTCTACTTCCTGCCTGGATGATCGGTAGACGACCTAAATTAAAAATTATTCAATCGACCCACACCACCGAACTTGCCGTTAGGTTTGGTCGTAAGGCAAAGAACTTAATGGACACCGAAGAATATAAATCGGTATTTGAAACTAGACTCAGGGAAGATTCACAAGCAGCGGGAAAATGGGAAACATCACAAGGTGGAGAATATTATGCAGCTGGTGTTGGATCCGCGATCACAGGTCGTGGTGCAGATTTGTTAATCATTGACGATCCACACTCGGAGCAAGATGCTTTGAATCTTGATTCTATGGAACGAGCTTATGAATGGTATACATCCGGTCCTCGTCAGCGTTTACAACCAGGTGGAGCGATTGTCTTGGTTATGACTAGATGGAATACAAAAGATCTAACTGGGATGTTATTAAAAGCTCAGAAAGAAGTTAAATCAGATCAATGGGACATTATTGAATTCCCAGCTATCATGCCAAGTGGTGATCCTGTCTGGCCAGAGTTCTGGAAGCTAGAAGAATTAGAAGGAGTCAAAGCTTCTCTGTCGGTACAAAAATGGAATGCACAATGGATGCAAAATCCAACTTCCGAAGAAGGAGCAATCATCAAAAGAGAATGGTGGCAGAAATGGGACAAAGACTACATACCTACTTTAGAACATGTAATCCAAAGTTATGATACCGCGTTTATGAAAAAAGAATCTGCAGACTATTCTGCTATTACGACTTGGGGAGTATTTCATTTAAACCAAGATAGTGGACCTCAATTGATTTTATTAGATGCCATTAAAGATAGATTGGAGTTTCCTGAACTAAGACGTAAAGCTTATGAACAGTTTCAATACTGGGATCCCGATACGGTTTTAGTAGAAGCGAAAGCATCCGGATTACCCTTAACCTATGAATTACGTAAAATGGGTATCCCCGTAATAAACTTTACACCATCTAAAGGAAATGATAAGCATACAAGAGTTAACGCAGTTGCACCTCTATTTGAGAGTGGATGCATATGGGCGCCCACCGACCAGCAATTTGCTCAAGAAGTCATTGAGGAATGTGCAGCGTTTCCGTATGGTGATCATGACGACTTAGTCGATTCCATGACCCAAGCGGTAATGCGTTTTAGACAAGGAGGGTTTATTGAACATCCAGAAGATTATTTGGATGATCCAATACCACCACCAAAAAAGGAGTATTATTAGTTTATGTATGAAAAATTATTAGAATTAATCAAATTAATTTTTGGAAAAAATGCAATTAATAAAACGATTGGCACAAGAACCAATGTTATTAAACTACCCAATAATAAAACTAAACGATACACCAAACAAGATTTAGATATTGAGTCTGCGTCCGATGCAGCGGCTATGAACGCCAAAAAAGAAATGGAAGAACTCATTGCTGAGATTCCTAAAATGAATGATGCAGAACGATTAATTTTTGAAGGCAATTTACAAAGATTAAAAAACAGATTAGGCATACGATCAGAAAAAGATCCTACTGCTGATGTTTATGAATTTGGAACTAAGTTAAAAGCTACTCCAAAAGGAATTGAAACTTTAACAGAACAAGCAGGACAAAAA